AGGCTCTGGAAAACAGGTCGAAGCAGGTCAAATCTGACCGTGAACAGCGCTACAGCTATATGACCTGGATCGCCGAGCAAAAAGGCTACATTACGGGCGTCCAGGATTGGACCGAGCGGCATTGCGCGATTTGCGGCACTCCGATCTTTAACGCGGTGCTACAAGCCACAGAGATGTTCGATTACGACCTTTCGCTGCGTGATGAACACAACCCGCAAAGCGGCATCCGTAACATGAAATTCACAGCCGAGTTCGAGCAGATCCTTGAGGATCGCTATGACCAGCTCGACTGGCGCAGTCCTGACTTTAGCCCAATGCTGACGCCGCCTAACCGCTGGGGCGAAAGCCTCGGTCCTTACAACTTGGTGTCACTCGCGGTTCGAGTGCCTCTTGTTCGAAACATCCGGCCAGACCAAACAGCACTTATTCAACGGGCCATCAGCGACGGCGCGATGAAGCCGGTGTTTGATGCATTGAATTATCTGCAAGAGGTTCCGTATCAAATCAACGAGAAGGTGCTCGAGGCACTGAAGTGGGTCGCGGGCAGCCAAGAACGCAGTGATGCGTTGTCTGATTTTCCTGCCTTGCATCCCGTTAAGGTCAAGTCCTGGCCTGATGAAGATGAAGTAAAAGACTGGTCACCGAAAAAGGTTCATGCTTTTGGCCGGAGCCGTGAAAGGTTGGTAAAGCGCAACAAATCTATTCCTTCGAATATGGCTGTTCTGCAAGGTGACATTGCTGAGGCAGAAGGGCTGATCGGCTATGACTTCTATCTGCCGCACAATCTCGATACCCGCTCGCGCGTCTATCATGTGCCCAAATTTGGACACCACCGGGCTGACCATGTCCGAGCATTGTTCCTGTTTAGTGAAGCCGCAGAGATCGATGACGACACTATTGCTTTCCTAAAGCTGCAGGTCGCTAACACTTGGGGCGAATCCGTGTCTGATACAGATAATCGGAAAGTGGACAAGCTGCCGTTTGATGAGCGGCTGCAGTGGGTTGTCGATAACCAGGAAATCTTGCTCAAGGTCGGTAAAGATTTTGCTGATGATGAAGCATTTGCACACTGGTCAAAGGCTGACACACCGTTCCAGCACCTGGCTGCATGTCACGAGCTGTACTGTGCTCTCGAGCACGGTAAAGGGTACAAGTGCCGGCTGCCGATCGCATTTGACGGAACAAATTCGGGTTTGCAGCACGTCAGCGCGTCCTGCCTAAATGCCAAGGACGGCGGCAAGGTAAATTTAACACCTAGTGCAATACCGCAGGATGTCTATGCGATCGTCGCTGATCGTGTGCTGGGTAAGGTACGCCACGATAAGGACAACCATCCAGATCCTGAGGTGCGGCGTTACGCTAGGCTTTGGGATGCGTATGGCGTCAATCGGAGCGTAGTTAAAAGAAATGTAATGACGGTCCCGTATTCGTCAAAACCCTACGGCATGTCTGATCAGATAGTGGAAGACCTGATGGACAAGCTAAGTGAAGTTGCTGCTATTGATGGCACCCCGCATCCGTTTGAAGACGATGCGACCGCAAAGCGGTGCGCTTATTATTTAGCGCAGCATAATTACGATGCCGTGTTTGAAGAGATCGAATGTGCTCTGCCATCGATGCAGTTCTTGCAAAACCTCGAGAAAATTATGAGGCGGCAGGGACTGCACATGGAGTGGCCAACCGCCATCGGTTTCCCGGCAGCGCAGAATTACGTTCACACCCGCGGCATCCGTGTTGAGCTTCCGCTCTGGGATACGGAAATGTGGATCAAGCGTAGCCGCTGGGATAACGGTAAACCCAACCGGCTGAGTTATCTTGAGGACACAGCTCGCATTAACGCCACTGAAAGTAACGATGGTATCGCGCCGAACCACACTCATTCGCTCGATGCCACACACTTGCTTATGGCAGTGCTGAAGTCGCAAGAATACGGCGTGAAAAATCTGATGGTGGTCCATGACAGTTTCGCGACTGACGTGGCATCCGCTTACACGATGAACCAGTGCCTTAGAGCTACCTTTGTCGAGCTTTACATTGACCGCAATGTCTATGAACTGCTTCTTGAGCACTGCAAGTCCAGGGTGGAAAACCCTGACGCAATTGAGTGGCCTGAGCTGCCCCCAAGGCTCGGGTCTGACCACCAGCACTTTCTCGATATGATGCTGGTAATGAAAAGCGAATACGCTTTCTCGTGATCGGGAAATAATAACCCACCACCTATGGTAATGCGGCGAAATCCGCTGCCATTCCCCGATCCCAAACAAACATCAAGAGACTTAGATGGACCCACGAGAACGTATTCTCGGGATAGGGAAGCTGCACGTTCTGCGTGGAGAACCCATCCCGCTAGACGTGTTGGCGGAAGCCGACCGTCTCGGTCTGTCCTTAACGGATTTTGACCAACCCAAAACTTCACAAATTGACCATGAAGGAGACAGTAAACATGGCTGCAATGAAGAAGACATTCACGACCTATAAAGGCGTGGCTGTTTACCCACACCTCAACAAACCTGATTACGCTTTCAATTCTGATGGCGTGTTCAGTACCAAGCTGCGAGTGCCAGCCGACCAGGCGCAGGAGCTAATCAAGACAATCCAGGCGGTCGCACAGGACGAGTTTGGTAAGGCAGCGAATACCGCAAGGATGCCATTCTCGACTGACGAAGAAACTGGCGAATTGGTGTTCCTAGCGAAGTCGAAATTCAAGCCAAAATTTATGGACTCGACTGGACGGATGATCAGCGAACACAGCATCCCCGAAGTGTACGGCGGATCGGTCTTAAAGATGGCCGGCACGGTCTATCCATATAACGCCGGCGGCAACAAAGGTGTGTCGCTCCAACTGGGCGGTGTCCAGGTAATCAGCCTGGCTGATCCTGTCGGATCGTTTGCCTTCGAGGCTGAAGATGGCGGTTTTGTCGCCGATGATGCCAGTAACGATAACAACAACGAGGGAGCTGATGCCCAGGCGGAACGCGAAGCGCACGATTTCTGAGATCAGACGCAACGCGTTAAAAAGTGGTTATCGCTCGGGCCTTGAAGTCACACTCGCTCAGCAGATCGAGGAAGCTGGTTTAACAGTCTTATATGAGACCGAGAAAATTAGCTTCGTGTGGCCACAACGCGCGGCGACATACTGCCCAGATTTCAAGCTGCCATCGAAAGACGGCGGCTCTTTTTATGTCGAGGGTAAAGGCATTTGGTCGGTCGATGACCGGCACAAGCACCTGCTGATCAAGGATCAGTGCCCTGATGTCGAGGTGCGCTTCGTGTTTTCGAACGCGAACGCTCGTCTCTACAAGGGCAGCCCTACGACATACGCCCAGTGGTGCGAGGAACATGGCTTCCAGTACGCCCACAAAACAATCCCAGATGAATGGCTGATAGGAGAGAATGATTATGACAAGCCAAAACCAGAAGATCCTGGACCATCTCAAGAAGATCGGATCGATCAGTTGGGTAGAAGCGAATGACCTTTATCGGGTCAGGTCGCTGACGCGGCGTATCGCTGATTTGCGTCAAGCAGGGCATGAGATCGCCAGTGAATGGCGGCGCGATCTGCTTGGCCAAAAGTACACTCGCTACATGCTGGTGCGCTAATGAACACGCAGACAAAGCCGTTGGAGCGGCCACAAATCCACAACCAAGCCAACTTTGTTCAACACACAAGCTGCAGTCACTGCGGCTCATCTGATGGCGCAGGAGTTTATGATGACGGCCACACATGGTGCTTTGTCTGCCAAACCTACACGGAACCCGATGGCGAAGCAGGTCAGACAGCCGGCGTATCGCCAACGGGTCAAGCAAAGCAAAAAGATCTACTCGAGGGCGAAATCAAAGCGATTACCTCGAGACGCATAAAACAAGAGACCTGCGCAAAATACGGTTATCTGGTCGGCACATATCAAGGAGAGCCTGTCCAGATAGCCACTTACCGGGATACCTCCGGCTTGCCGGTGGCGCAAAAGCTGCGCTTCCCAGGCAAGAAGTTCCAGATTGTGGGAGACGCTAAGGGCATGACGCTCTTCGGCTCCCACATCTGGTCAACCGGCAAGAAGATCGTGGTTACAGAAGGAGAATTGGATACGCTTGCCTGTGCTCAGGCAGGAAATTTGCGCTGGCCATGCGTAAGCCTGCCAAACGGGGCAGCATCGGCTGTGAAAGCAGTCAAAGATAATTGGGAATACCTGAACCAATTCCAAGAAGTGATTTTGATGTTTGACCAGGACCAAGCAGGTCAAGCTGCGGCTCAGGCTGTGGCTGAGCTGCTGCCGGTCGGTAAAGCTAAGATCGCTTCACTACCCTGCAAAGATGCCAACGAGTGTCTGATGCAGGGCAAGCAAGACGCTATTATCGAGGCCATCTTTCAGGCCCGTGATTTCAGACC